CTGAAAGCAGTTGGAGCTTCCGGTGCAAACCCGAACTGGGATGGAGAGTTCGACGTTGGTGCTGCTTGCGTACTGCCCTATGCGGACATGGATTGGTATTGGGACGGTGACGAGTTCACAATCACCAGCTGGATTAAACTGGCTGATGATAACCAACCGTACTCGCATCTGTGGGGTATCGCTGATGGCAACGTTACATCGGGAAGCGACGCATCAACGGGATCATTTTCAGTTGTTCGCACCGGCAACTCCAACGGATTCGGCACATATTGTCGTACATCATACAATGCAGGAGCTTCGGCGTCCGGTTACACAATCCCGACAGACACATGGTTGCTGGTAACGACACGCATGGGCGCTAATAAATGGCGCACCATCGTCAACGACTACGACTCTGACTCTAGCCTGTCCTGGCTCGGACAAGACATCCCACCGGATATAGGTGTTGGTTTTAGTATTGGGTACGCTCGGAACCTGGTTGACGGCGACTCGGCTATTAGCAGTACCAGTGGTAACTTCAGGGGCCACATGAAAGACATGCGTATCTGGAACGAGTCTATTTCAGACGCAGATATCACCGCCCTCGTCGCCGCAGGGCCAGCATACTAGGATCGTTATGGAATATTCTACAGTAATTCACCCAATCTCATTCACTCTCGACTCGGAGAATGAAACTTTGGAACGCCGGAACGACCTTCTTGTCGGAACCGCTTTCGAACTGAATGTCCGTATTTCAAAGGCTGAATTGGAATCTGAGGAATTCGATGCTGACACAGCCACACAACAGATCATGGACGCGCTTGCAGCTCAGGTGAACCAAAGCTTGCACGTATGGACAAAGCAGCAGTTGGAAGCCTTTATCGCCTCAATTGGCGAATTACCGGACCTGACGCAAACCCAACCTTAGAGGTATAAAGCACAAGGCTATTCTAAGTCAAGAATGACTATGTTATAATAAGGGAGATCACACTGCTCTCTAGGAGAATTCCCTTATGCCTGACGTGCAAAATGTCAAACTCGGTCCTTGTTCCCTCACCTGGGACGGCACCGACCTCGGCTTCACCAAAGGTGGCGTTGAAATCGAGCTGACCACGACCAAACAAAAGGTCACGGTTGACCAGTTCGGCGATACCGAAGTCAACGAATACATCACTGGCCGTACCGTTGTGGTTCGTGTCCCTCTTGCAGAGACCGACCTGGCAACGCTCACGTCCGTCATCCCCGGCTCCACGCTGGTTACCGATGGCGTCGATTCTGAAAAGAAGAAGATCGAAGTCAACTCTTCGGCTGGCGTATCCCTGCGCGAGCTGGCTGGTAACCTGAAGCTGCACCCTTACGGCAAACCGGCCACCTACACTGTTGAAGACGTGTCGATCCCGCTTGCCGCCCCTTCCGGCGATATGTCCTTCGCCTTCCGTGCCAACGAAGAGCGCGTCTATGCGGTCGAATTCGTGGGCTACGTGGACAACGACACCGGCTTGCTGTTCATCTTCGGTGATGAGACTGCATCTGCCGCCTAATTGAAGTCATCTTTGACTTTCGCTTCTGGGAGTGAGCGTATCACTCCCACTCCCCCTTGCAACCACCGGACAATTCAACATGAACTATATCAATCTCGATGAGTTTGAGACGGCGGAAGAAATCTCTTTCACGTTCAAAGAAAAAACTCATGTGATGCAACCCCTGCCAGTCGGCGACTTCATCAAGCAATCCAAAGCCTTGAAGAAGATCCGCGATAACGGCGAGGTTGAAGATTCCGCTCAATTCATGCTCGACGCAATCCGCGCCGCATTCCCAACCCTCAGTGCCGCTGACGCCTCCAAAATGACGATGGATCAAATCCGCGCCGTCATGGCTCTTGTCTCTGACGAAGTCGAAGAGGCTCAAGAAGAGGGAAACTAACCATCGGGCGAGAAGACGCAGTGACCGGCGAGGTCACCGTGGACTTCCCTTTCTTCTTCGCTCGTATCTCCCGCTTCTACCACATGACCTACCAGGAAGTCATGGAGATGCCGATCTCCGGCTTCTGGATGTACGCAAAACAAATGGATCGCATCCGCGCCGAAGAGGAACTTCGCGCAATCAAGGTCGGTGCAGCAGCATCAAGCCCAGAGTTCGCCAAGCACTACGGTCAACAGCTGACTGAAGACCTCGGCGAGTTCGTCACAGCACCCAAACCTGAAATCGACCATGCCGCAGGTGTCGCAAAGCTCAAGAGGCTC